CGCCCGCGGGCGGTTTGATTAAGTATTTAGACTTAAATTTGAAGAAAGGAGAAAAATGAAAGAGGTTCAAAAGCGCGTTTACGTAGCTACGCCTTACGGCGCTTTAAAATGCCAAGACGATATGAGAGATTATCTCGCGCAAAACATCGCAAGGCAGGAGTGCATAAAGATAATGCACGCAGGATATGAGCCCGTTAGCGCAGTGTTAGAGCTATCGGGCAAGCTTGACGAAAACACGCAAAGAGAGCTAGCCCTAGAGCTTGGGCTAAAGATGCTTGAAGAGTGCGATCATATCTACGTCTGTGATCATCCGGACGCAAAAGACTCCAAAGGCATAGCAGCAGAGCTAGAATACGCTAAAAAGCTAGGCCTAAGCCAGCTAAAGCTCAATAAAAACGGCTCGGCCGAGCTCGTGCTTTGGATGTAAGGTGCTAATCGTAAAAAAGGCTAAGGCGAATTTGCCCGTTTGCACAGTCTACGGGTATGTTTGCAAGCTCAAATTTGCGATGAAATTTAAAATACTTGAAAGGAGAACGTCAGATGATGAAAGCCGTGTCAATGCTAGCGGGTCTAAGCCTAGCGCTAAACGATACTAGCGTGCTAGGCGGCGCACCGATGCTAACGCCGACCAAAGCGAGAAGAAGTAAGGCGACTTTTGCAAAAAGCGCGGTAACCACCGGCGCAAAGCACAAAAGCCAAGAAATAAGAGCAAACAGAAGAAAAGCAAAAATAAGGAGCAAAAGATGGAAATAAAAAGTTTTAGCGATATAGATAACGCGCTAAAAAAAGTGTGCGAGCTAAGCGTAGGAATCGAAAAGATTAACGGCGAAGTAACCCTTGAGTGCAACCGCATAAAAGAGAGTAGAAAGGCCGAAGTAGAGAGACTAGAGAGCGAGAAAAACTATATCGAGCAGCAAATCACGTTTTTTTGCGAAGAGAACAAGCATGAATTTGCCGAAAAACGCTCGAAAGAATTTACCTTCGGCGAGATCGGCTACCGCCTAACCAAAAGCGTAAGCCTACCTCGTATCAAGGCAAAAGTAGAAAGCCTGCTAAAGGCGATCAAAAGCTACGGGTTAGCTAAAGAGTGCATCATATACGAGGAAAAGCCTAACAAAGACGCTCTAGCAGAGCTAAAAGACGAAGATCTCGTAAAGCTGGGACTAACAAGAACGGTAAAAGATAGCTTCCGCATAGTTCCAAAAATAGAGAGTTTGGAGGTAGGGAGATGAACGAGAATATAAAAAGTGATTTTCAAATCTATTGGAGTGAATATAAAAAGTTAAAAGATAGCAAAAATAGGCTTTTGCCTAGGTTTGTAAGATGAGAAAAATTAAGAATTTGCGTTAAAGGGCTTTAAGCCCTTTAAAATGCGTTTAATTCGCTGTTAAACGTATCTTAAAAGGTTTAAAATTTTGAAAGGAGCAAGCGTGACAAACGAACAGTTTGATGAGATCAAAGAGCTACTAAAGCTCTACAGGAAACAAAAAGCCACAACTATAAAGAAGTGCAAAGAGGAGTTTAGCGAGCGATTTAATAGTGCGTTTTTGGAATACCAAGCGGCGTTTTGCAAATATACGCAAGAGACGAGCTTGCAGCAATATCCACCCAAGTATTATATCGACTCACTTTGCGCTATGGCCGTAGTCGCTATCAATGCAGGACGTGAGGGATTCTTCTGCCATATAGGCTTTTACACAATCACCACTCACATAAGATATATTTTCGACGAGATAGCCAAGCGCGGACAAAATCCGTACGAGTGTATGAAAAAATTTATAAAGGAGAAATCATGCTAGGTTTTTTGACGTGGGGGCTAATTTTAAACGTTTATGCTTTTATCGTAACTCTCATTGCTACCAGGATAGTAATTCCTAAATCGGAACGGAAAAGAGATTCTAAAAATATAGTTACAGCAGCGATAACTGTAATGCTAGTTCCTTACATAATGATGGCCTTATGTCTATATGTCATGATAGTCCTAGCAGTTTGTAAATTTGACTATGAAGAGTTGAAGAAATTTAAAGAGAGGGCAAAAGGGCTTTAAGCCCTTTAAAGAGCGTTTTTAAACCACTTTAACGCTCTTTAAAAGGTTTAATTTTAAGGAAAGACGGTTTGACAACTAAACAAAAAATTCATCTTAATAATCTGCACGCAAAAAAGAGAGCATTGTATCAAGCTAAGCTTAATAATGTTCTAAGCTACGATCTTAATTTTTACCGCTTTAAAAACGGAAAGCTAAATGTGTCAAAACTAGCTAGGTGTAGTGGTTTAAGCCGTGGATTTTTAGAAAAATATTTATGGTTTAGAGGCTTATAAAATGAGCAAAAAAGAAGAAATTTATAGAAAGCAGCTTTTGGCGATCATCCATACGCACCCGTTTTATAAACACGCAAAACAAAATGACGCATGGGAAGAATTTTTAAGCGCTTGGGACGTAAAAAGCTGCGCGCAGTTAAAAGTAAAAGAGCTTATAAATTTAATAGCCGTTATGGACGGTAAAGATAATCCAAAGTCCAGCACAGCAGAGTTTGCAACGCAAAGTCAAATATATGCCATAAAATCTCTTTGGCAAAGAGTGGCTAATGATAAAAGCGACAAAGCCTTGCTATTTTTCATAAAGCGGATAACTAAAAATTTATACCTAAAAATAGAGTATATAAAAAAGAGAGAGGCCTCAAAAATACTTATAGTTTTAAAGAAGATGGAGAATAAATAAAATGCTTTGTCCTAAATGCGCATGCGAAAAAACGAGCGTTTTAAAAACGATTAAGGGACTAAAAAACATAAGAATGAGAAGATGCGAGGGCTGCGGATATAGCTGGATGACCGAAGAAAAGCCCATAAAAGACAAAGAACTAATAGAATACGCCGAATATATAGAGCGTATCGAAGGTAAAAAATGAGATTTTTAAAAGCTTTAACTAGATACAAGATACTAAAATCAAGCGACGATATAGAGTTTTTGCTACAAAACTACACCGCTGCGCAGATAGAAAAACTAGAAACCGTAACGGCTGAAATTTTAGCTATCAGCACCGAAAATACGGACAAAGAAACCCTAAAGAAGCTACTTTTAAACAAAGCCAAAAGCGCAAACATAGACGTGCTCCCTAGCGATCTTGAAAATTTATATATCATCTTGTCTAAAAGAGCGCTAAAAAAAGTGGCCGAAAGCATGAATAAAACTCTAGCGTTCGTATTTGACGAGATAGACGCGGATGCAGTGGATGCGATGAGAAAGAGCTTTTATTGGATGGGTAAAGAGTATAACGAAAATCTGCAAAGCAGACTAAAAGATAAGATCGAGGGCGTTTTTAAAGGTGAGATAGAGCTTGATAGTATAGGAGCGGAGCTAAAAAGAGAATTTGGCTCTATTTTAAGCGCGGACGAGAGCTATTTTAAAGGCGTGAGCGATCATATAGCCTTGCAGGCTAGAAACGTCGCTACCGTTACGCAAGGGACAAAATACGGCGTAAAATATTATAAAATTTTAGCCGTTATGGACGCCAGGACGACGCAAATTTGCCGCTCGATGCACGGGCGCATAATCCCGGCCGCGCATCTTGAAGCGCAAGCAGATAAAATACTAAACGCAAATAGCCTAGCTAGCAAAAAAGCGGCCGCAGCGTGGAAAAGCGACGCGTATCTAGGTAAAAGCGATAAGATGGATAGTAATTTCGGTCTTCCGCCTTATCACTTCCGCTGCCGCACGGAAGCCGTGCCGGTATGGGTCGACGAAGAAGAGATAGATGGCGTCAAGATGAGAAATACTCAACCTCTAAGCAAAGACGAAACGATAAGACATATAGACAAGACTGGCGTAGAGCGAGTGCTGACGCTATCAAATGTTAGCGATAAAAGGCATAGCGTGAATTTATTGCAGCGCACGACGCATTCAAAGATAATTGCGGCGCTCAACTCTATAACGTATATCGCGCCGCACGCAAACGCCGAACAAAAGTCGGTGGCAAAGACGCAAAACGGCTATATAGCGATATTTGACGGCGATAAAATAGATACGATTTTTCCAACTGAAAACAGCAAAGCGCAAAATAAGTATTTTGAAAAATATGCCAAAAAGGGTAAAATTGAAATTATTAAATCATGGTGGGCGATATGAAATTTTATGTTTTTGACAACGGAGCGGAATTAATAATAACGAGCGACGACACGCCGAAAAACAGAGACGCCGACGTGTGCTCGTGCGTCGGTGAGCTTAGTTTTTTTATAGATTATGTTAAAACGGTTATTAATGACGGTAAAAAACACGAATTCGTCTTTGAAAACGGCGACGTATTTTGCGGAGAGTTTAGCGAGTGCGTAGAATATGCGGCAAAAATGAGATCGTAAAATGAAAAATCTCGACAAATTTTTAAAAAACTTTCTTTTTAGAGTGGGCTCTGGCGTAGCACAAGTAGCCAAAGAAAAAACGGCGCCTATAAGAACGGGCAATCTTAAAAGAGATATAAAGGTCTTTGAGGTAACCGCCAGCGAGGTAAAAGTAGGCAATACCCTAAAAGCAAAATATGCCAAATTCGTGCATTTTGGCACAAAGCCCTACGTCATAAAACCTAAAAACAAAAAGGCTCTAGCCAATAAAAAAGCCGGCATAATATTTGGTAAAAAGGTAAATCACCCAGGCATAAAAGCAAATCCATATCTGCTAAACGCTTGGAATATCTACAAAAATGGCGGCTTAAAACGCGCAAGCGATGAGCTAGCGCAAAACATAGGCGGGGAGATAGTGAAAGACATAAAAGTGATTTTAAAAAATCAATAAAATAGAGCTACCGCGCCCCATCTCCGGCAAAAAGACTTTGCTTGACGTATTCGCCTTTAAAATTTTGACCACTATCTATAAGATTATGAATTTCAACCAAATTTAACCATTTCGGTGCAGGCGCAGGTAGTATTTTAAAGTCCTCAAGCTCCTTGTTTGCGCTTTTAAGCATAACACTGCGATGCGTTATGGCCTTTCCGTTTATCGCATAAACATCAAAGCCCCCGAATTTATTCGTTTTGGTATCGTCCACGACGTAAACTCCGCCCTGCGTCTGATCGCCCGCCGCTTCAAAACATTTTATAAACAAATAGCCTTTATATTGCGTGTGGGCACACCTCACCGGGTTGTATTTTTTGTAATAAAATATATACATATTAGTAAGGAGCTCTTCGTATTTTCCTATATCTGCCTTAATATTTTCATCTTTGCTTTCGCATCCGAAAAACACAAACATGCTCATAAGCAAAATAGCCAAAAACCTTCTCATACCGCCCCCTCTCTTTTGCCAAACAAGCTTATTTCGTTTAAAAAAATTATATCAAATTTTTAAATAATATACGCCTTGCCCCTCTTGTCCCTCACCTTTTCAAAGTAGCTAAGTGCAAGCGCCAAAGCCCAAAAGCGGTCTGCGTGGCCGTGTTCGTTGCGGTCGCTGTCGTAGGTAAAGCTTTTAGCGCCCGCTTTTCGCTTTATAGCGTGAAGATCGGCTATTAATGCCGGATCGTTTAGTATAATTATACTTTTATCCTCAAAGTG